GAAGAAATAATAAACTATACTGATTCATATAGTACATTAATAAGTAAAGAAGGTATAGAGTACATCATGTTATACATGGATGACCTTCTTAAAATCCATAACGGATTCTTTTTTATACAAGATTGAGATCTTCTGCCATAGAAGACAGGAACATGTTAACTTGTAGTCCGTGTCCTCTCCTCTCTAAGTTAACTGTGAACCTCCCATCAGCCACTAGTCCTTGATTGGTTAGTGCATAATCTCTCTTGCCTTGTATAATCTCTCTGGATGCTCTCATAAGCTCCTCATTTTGTACATAGGTATGAGATTCATTGGTGGATAGTTTAGTGCTGCCACCCAGCACAGGTCTTACTGAGTCGAGCCCAGCGTCAGCACCCATGATTAAAAGAGCGTGAAGGGTATCATCTTTTAGTTTTCCGTTCTTAGTTCTACCTCGCATGTACTTGAACATAAGTTCCTTCTCTAAATGTGAGGCGAACTTCTTTAGAAAATCTTTTCTAGATTTCTCATCTACGAGTCCGTCTGCCCCTTTTAACTTATCGAAGTAGTTTATATCCTTCACAGGATATTTTATTCCATTCTGCTTCATCATAAGTTCTATGTGGTTTATGACAGCTTTTGTAGATTGTTCAGGGGTTTTACCTATGATTTGTAGCTGATCTGCATTCTCTACAAATTGTTTTGTAAATGAGGAGATCTTAGACATTTCATTTATTTGTTTTCTTGCATCTCCTATCTGTCTTTCGGACAATCCAGCGTTCCTAAATTCATTTAAAACAAACCTTTCATGATCAGAGAGCGTTGAACTAGGTGAGTACCTGTCACCTACACCTATGAGGTTGTAACTTTCACCAGCTTTAGTACGAATACCTCCTTGATATGTTTTAAGTGATAGACCTACTACATAATAATCTGAATTAGGATCACCGCCTCCATCGAGTATTGCCTTCTTGGTATCTTTGTCAAGGTCCTGAAATTTGACTTTCTGGGCAAGTCGTGCGGCGGTCTTTTCTTTAGGAGGAGAGGTCCATACTAGAAGATTGTCTGCCTTATCTCCCTTAGCAACGCTTCCCCCACCCACTCTTGACACAAACTCAGGATTATATTTTTTATAGAAGTCCATCCTCCTAGTGACATGACCCGATAAGATGTCAGTCATAGTTTGAACCACTTCATCTTTACTAGAATCACCTGTGATGCCCATGTCTTTTAGCATCACACGCATCTGTTCAGTGTGCTGATCGCCCATACCTCTCTGTAATCTAAGGGCCTTGTAGATACTGTCTTTATATCTGGTGGCGATGTCTCTTATAATATCGCCCGCCTTCTTCATATTCCCAGACACGATATGGTGAGTGGCTAGTTCTAAATCCTCGGATACATTTTTTACTATCTCACCCATGTTCCCGCCATCTGTTTGAACTTCAAAGTTTTGTAAAGTAAGTTCTTCCCCTTCGTCTAATAGATCAACATTCTCTTGCTGAAACTTCTTAACTTCCTCATCATAAGCATCGAAAAGCTTTGATAAACTATGCTGAGGGCTGGTGTTAAACGATATACCTGCGGGAGTTGATTCATCAACCCTCATGAAGATCGTGCCGTCTTCGTTTCGTTGTAAGAACTCTGTATTTAATCGAAGTTCCTGTAGCAGAGACCTTTTCTCGTCGTTATTAAGAGTCCCAGACCTCAATCTAGAGAGCGTCTTCGTTATATCTGATATTTTATCTAATGATTGTTTGCTTTGAGTAGATGTAACAGGTTCTCTTTCAAATAAAGTTACTGGCTTATCGTCGCTTTGTTCTGATTTCTCTAAAAACAATGTCTCTCTTTCATTTGCTGATTTTAGTTTGCTTCTAATGCTACTATTTTTATTTGAAAAGTAATCGCCTTGTAACCTTTCTATGGCTTGTTTAGTATACTTCTTACGATCCATTTCGTTGCCATATTTCGTCTCACCTTCTTTTTCAATCAACAACTTTTGTGATTCATATTGAAGTAGAATAGCATCGCCCATTCCAGGGGACAAACTGTTAAGTTCCTCAACAGCTTCCAACTGATCCATGACCCTCTTTCTTTCCTTCTGGCTAAGTCCTTCCAAAGGATCTACAACCTGCTCTGGCTCTTGTGTTCCATCACCTTGATCACCTCCCTCTTCAGGAGATTCTTCTGCACCAGTATACCAGTTTAAAAGAGCGGCCATACCTTTCTGATCTTTACCAAGCTCTTTAAGATTTCGTTTTCTACTACCAAAAGGTCCACCTTCAATGTATATTCCATTCTCACCAAATCCAACCGTGGCATCATTACCCCCTCCCTGTAAAGGTGACAAGGGTTGTGGTTGATTAGCGGACTTAGCTATCTGACCAGCTTTAAATACTGCGTCGTATGCCCTAGTGTCAGTAGCTTCGTGCAACCTAGAGTAGCTTTCTAATAATAACTTGGCGAAGTTCATCATAATATTATATTAAAATACCCAACCCAACAAACGCTGGGTTGGGTATTATTTTTTGTAGTAGAGTATTACTCTTGAGTGCCGATCTGAGCAGATTCGGCTAGAGTGCTCTTAGCACCTTTAAGAACTCTTAGGAAGTCGAATCTAAAGATCATTTGAATGGTATCAAACTCGTTACCAGTAGCGTAGTTCTTTTCGGCTTTCTTGAAGGACTTAGGATAAGCACCGATAAGCTCATAGATTGCTCTAACATTACCAGCAGTATCAAACTCTTTTATTCTAAGGGTTTGCTTGTACTTAGTAGTTAAAGATCTACCAAGATCCTGATTGTAAACAATGCCCATGTAGCGAAGCAGTAGCTGCCCTTCGGTAGTATACTCAGAGTTAGTACGGAGAAGGTTATCAAAAGTTATTGTAACCTCATCGTTACTAATCTTACCAGGGTAGTATGCTTTATCGTTTAGTCGGTTAACTTCGATATCTTGGAAGTTGAATCCGAACTCACTGATGGACTTTGCACCTAGGGTTAAGGATCGTTTGGTGGAGTTAGTATCAGCACCTGCACCTAGAGACACGCCAGGAGGGAGTGTGAAATCTACCTCCCATCCATAAGTTCTTACTGAATCAAGTTCAGTTGAGATGATAGGAAGACCGAGATTTAAATCTCTGCTTTCTTGATCTAGATAAGTTGAAGTATAGTTTTGCGTAGGCATTATTTATCTCCTTTATGTTATATAGCAGCTTGCTGATCAACAAGGTTTAATTCAAATACGATGATCTCAGCAGATTTGGTGGGTCTAATGAATACCTTACACCAAAGCTCACCTTTCTCGATTCTATCAGGGGTGTTGGTGCTTGAATCACAAACGACCTGATACTCAGAGATACCTCTTCGTTGAGCGATAGGATCAAGAAGGTTGGTAGCTAGGTCAGCTACAGCTTCCCAAGTAATAGGATCGTTTGGCTCAAAGGCAAACTGTCTGGTAGAGTTCTGTAGGAGCTTCTTAATGATAATCATCATTCGACGGACATTGATTCTGTCTAGGGCAGAAGCTTCTCTTTGAGCGGTTCTCTGACCAAAGATAACCATACCTTGCTGTGGGAAGTTAACGATTGGGTTGATAACATTACCACCACTATACATGGCATCACGATCACCTTGACCAACTCTAACTTCAACCTCACTTGGCTTAGTTAATCTACCGCGAGAGAATCCAGCAGGAGCGAACCATGCCTCAGAGACATCATCAGTGAAGCACATCTGACGAATGCCGAAGATGGAGGGGTCATACCAGCGGTCCTTTCCATCGTAGCCATTGAAGACCTTAACATGAGGCCAGTAGATCGCAGCCCAGGAGGAAGATATGGCAGAAGTTCTATCACCAGTTCCAACACCGTTACTCCAATCAATAGCGTCCTGAACAGTGCCAACCCCGTAAGGAGGAGCAACGACTGCTAGGAAGTTAGTAGTTGCTTCTGCTAGAGAAATAAGAGCATTCTGTACTGACTGATCGTGGAAGCCAGGAACAGCAGCGATTGTGATGCCTAGAAGGTCATCGTCAAGTGCATATAGGCCCGTCTTTCCAGCAACAGTGCTTGCCCCGATGACAGCAGTTGCCTGACCAGTTGAGGTTGCAGGAATGCCGTCTGTTCCACCAGCAAGCTGGTAGGTTCCTGGGAGGAACTTGACGAATCTTGGGTTAACATCATCAGAAACAGTTCCACCATAGGTTCCTTTAAGAACACCTGTCAACCCAGTTGCAAGAGTTGATATTTTTGAGGCAGCAGTGGTAAGGCCAGTAGCAGCAATATCAGTTCCAGTAAGAGTAAAGTAACCCTTAATGTAATCAGAGGTTTCATCGGTGTTGCCTGTGTTAATAGCAGTTTCTACGAATCTGTCCTCATCTCCTGTAACTGTTACAGTGAAGAGTTCTTCTTGAACTCCTAGATCATTTACTATAAGTTCACTTCTATCACCATAAATCTCTCTAACAGTAATGCTGTTACCTCTAACAGCACCATTAGATTTAACTAGGTAGTTATAACCCGTTCCAGGGTACAAGCTTTCAACAGTGTATGCAAGGTTTGATGCGTCTAAGGTTACACCGCTAGTCACCACCTCGGTTAATGGAACACCCGCGGCAGCCCAAACGAAAGGTTGTGTATTACCGCTCATATCAAGATAAGCTAGGTGATGTGCTCTCTCTCCTGATGGAATAAGATCCTCTATACCATCACCTACAAACCCTGCTGATAAAGAAAGGGTTGATTTATAGCCAGGAGTTGTTAGAGCTAACATACCACTGCTATCGGATTCATAAACAGCTAGTTTGTTGTTAGCCAGTGTTCCAAAGGTTGCTTTAAGTGAATCATAAGTGCTGTCGTAACCTGATGCGATAGTGTAAGTTTTATCAGCAGCAAAGATAGCGTTTCCAGCAGAATCTGTGCCATTAACTACTAATTCCATACCAGAGGTTACACCGATACCTGGGCCAAAAGCTATAGCAGGGCAGCTACCAAGTTGAACATCAGTAAGTGCTTCGGCACCACCATCAATAGCCCTTACAAAGTAGAGTGAGTTGGTGGCTTCAAGAATTTCAATGGCACCTTCTAGACCCTGACCAGCGATATCTTCGGAGGGTTCTCCGAAAGTTCTAATTAAGTTATCTTGATCAGTTATTAAGGTAGCTTCATTGGTAGGTCCTTTAGTGGCGAACCCAACAATACCGACAACACTAGGGTTTAGTGAAGGGATGTAGTTGCTGTTGTCGTTTTCTACGACATAAATTCCGGGGCTAAGAAAAGTTGCCATTTTTTATTCTCCTTATACGGTTCTTATCTTTAAAATCTTTCTGGAAGCCATGACCTCACACTGTTGAGTAATGGCAGAACCAGGGACCACAACGGTTTCCTTGGGCTTGATAAACATGCTTTGGACACCCTTGGGGTATCTTAAAAAGATTTGAAATGCTTGTAAGCTTTCGTTCGTTATGGATTTCATAATAATCTCCTAATGTATTTAGATGGGTAGTCCTTCAATTTTATTAAATTTATACCCAAATTTCGGTGTTTAGGTGAGTGATCTTACCAGTAGAGGTTACTTGGAACTTAGGGCTCTGGATGTAGGTCTGGATCTCGAATATGAAATTCTTCCTAATCAACCTGTCCTCTTTGTCGGCTACCTCTGCCGTAGATATATCTGTCTCCTCTTTGATGTAGGCAGGTATAACTTTGGAGAAAGGGGTTTCTAGAATTATGTTAGGGTTAAACTCGGATCTAATCTTAGAAGAGATCTGATCCATATCAGATAAATACTTAGCCCAGATACTCAAGGTATACTCTGCTTTTATAGGAACATCAGGGGTTGTTACAACTCTAGTGGCTTTTTGTGATGCATCATCCCATTTCGTTGTATGTATTAGAGACGATGATGTTCTTCTCTTTTCATCATCTGAGAGGACAGCGGACTGGTAGATGGTAGAGTAAGGCAGTATTAAGTTGTTCTCTTGAAACTTTTTGGCTACTGCTCTGTCTTGTCTGCCATGATGAACTTTAACTAGAACGCTTTCGTCCTGAGCATTTACATAACTAAGCTTGACCCTGGAGAGCAAGGACCTTAAGATCTCTTTATACACTGTAGAGTTTATTACTAGCCCTTGGGAATACTCATTAATTTTATTTAATAGATAGTTCCTACCAGTGTCAGGGGTTTGTCTGTTACTAGCTAAGTATTGCTTGTATGTACCTGAGTTCTCCGTGTATCTGTTATTCAAGATCTAAGTACCCCCCTACATCATCTGCTACATCAGTAACAGGTTGGTTAAGTGTCGGCTCATCTTCGCGGAGAAGCTTGGCAGTGCATACTACATGGTATACTCCATACATCTCAAAGCTATCTTCTTGAACCTCTGTTATCTCATACTTCTGATTCTGAAACTCTGGCTTTATTTGATCACCTATCATAGGGCTTCTGTTCAACTGAGATTCAATATATGATTTATTGAATACAAACATTTGATCATTAGTAAGCTCTATACCAAAGTTTGATAGTACCTCTTCAACTATAGAGGGCTCATAGTGTCCATGAACTCTAATAGGTTCTGAAGATATGGTTTTACTTCTAGCTTCTAAGTACACCTCATCAAAGTTTTCACTAACAAACGACTTGAAGTAGTGCAAAGGTGAACCAGATATCCTAATGATTTCATCGTCAACTAGGTTGAATAAATTTACATCTGGATTGTTGGGATCATAAAAAGATAAAGGAGTAGCACCCTCCACTTGTGGAAGGTCTTGCATCTGCCTGTTAACTTTAAATCTCTTAGCCATCAACCTGTGGTAAACATGGGAGGTTCTTCAACCTCATTGATTAACTCATCTTTTAGAGTTTGTTTTTCCTGCATGGCTTGTTGTTGCAGGGCTGCTCCGTTAAGCTGTGTTCCTCCTCCTGGCCCAGGAACGACGGCAAACTTGCCTCTGACCTGACCAAGAAGCTCCTTAGCGCAGGCAGTAGAATACTTCTGTACCCAGTTCCTCATCTTTGGAGTCATGGTCACAGAGTTTAATGCACGATACTCTAATATCGCCACATCAGTTACTGAAGGAACTGGGTATAGCTGTAGGAACTGACCATCTATGATGTCCCATCCCCCGTCTTGTCCTAGAACTCTTCTGGTTGTTTCCAAAGTAGATTGTAAAAGGTAGTAATCTCCAATGGTAAAGTTGTCGAATAAAAAGTTGTCTTGGAAATACTTTATAAAGAAATCGAACTCAAGCGTACCAGCTTGAGATTGTATGCTAAGTAGTGTCTTTTTGAAAGTTACATAGGTCAGGTTTCTTAGTATGTAGTTAGGGATTCCATATAGATTATACCCACCTTCCGTCTGGAATGCTGCATATTGTCTAGTGAAATGAGGAGCGTGATAATCAAGTTCTGTTATAGCTTCATCTATACAAAGCTTTAGCTGATGATCATTTAGCTCAACTCTAACTACAGGGTGACCTAAGCTGGCTAGTATATAGCTTCTAATTTGTTCCTCAAAATTACTAAACTCAACAACATCTGTTTGAGTTGTCTTATTAAGGTTATCGAGGTCTATCTCCTGAACATCAGGAGAAGTGTGATCGGATAAATTATCACTCGCAGTGTTTGAAAAACTATTTCCGTACCCCGTCACTTTTGGGTAAACTATTCTTGCCACTTAGCTCTCTCCTGGGTTTTCTCTTAGCAGGAGTCCTTTTGGGTTTCTCCTCTATTCTTTTTAAGTATTCGTAGTTCAACTCAGATGTTGATTCAATTATCTGATTGGGTCGTATCTGAATAAGATCTCCGTCCACATCAAGAAGCATACTGAATCTACAAGTGCTTCTGTACTTATACTTCATACTTATATATAGTGCTTTAAATAAAAAAACTGCCCACTCCCCTTATTTTGAGGAGTGGGCAGTTTTTAGCTACCTAAGATCAGACGCTTAGTGGCAATTTCTGATCTAGACCAGCGGTGATACCGTCAGTTCCGACCATTCTAATAACTCTATAGAATCTAGAAGCAGGAGCAACAGCTACCTTACCGTAACGGGTAAGGATGCCCTTTCTGGGCTGGAAGCTCTCAGGATCGGTGATGGTGGGTAGTGCCTGGAATGGAATGTAGGGGGCGTAAATGAAGCCACCGTCCATTGGGCTGGAGCCCTTGTAACCCATCATCATCTCACCCTCTGGATAAAGAGGATCGACATAGAGATCGTAACGACCCATGAACTTACCACGGAACTGGATAGTGCCAGGACCGAAGTTAGTTGGAGCGTCAGAGGACTCGATGCCGCCAGTTAGGCGAGCAGCGGTCTCAAGAAGGGTTGCCATAACAGGAGCACAGATAATCCAGTTACCAGCACCACGCTGAGTGGTCTTGTAAATGTCCTGTGAAGCGTAGTTAATAGTGGCGAGCAAGTTAGCGTACTTGTCGCCAATGTGGCGAGGAGCAAATGCATCAAAAGCAGTGTTGTTGAAGTCGAATAGGAAAACATTCTGACCAACGCTGTAGCTGCCAGGGATACCGGGGATGTTCTCTACACCATCGCTTCCGTCTGCGTTTGGAGCAAAAAGGAAATCACCGAAGTTTGAATCGGTGTTTGGTGCAGTGAAGTTAGAGTTGGGAGTGTTGCTTGCTTGATCAAGCATACCCTTAAGGAATAGATCACCAGTACCAGTGCCAGTGAGATCGTAAGCAAGACCACGAAGGTTCTCGATAAGCTCACGGTCAACCTCTAGGCGAATTTCTTTGCCGAGAAGATCAGTAAGCTCACGCTCAAGATCAAGGTTGTGATATGCCTTGAGATCCTGAGAAGCTTCGAGAGTCCAGAGAGCACGCATCTTCTTGGTGCGTGCAATCACGGGCTGCTGCTCGATGCTCATGGTGACCTCTGGGATTGCAGAGCCAGCAAGAGCTTCACCAGCGGATACTGACCAACCTTGAGCAAATGCGCCTGTGGGCCAACCAGCAATAGCAGAAGCCATGTTAGCTTCGTTAGCACCAGTTGCACCTTCGGTAAGAGCAGAAGACCCTAAACCCTGCTGAGTTGTTCCACTTAGCATGTTGACAGAGCCACTTACACCGATACCTTGGTAATCAAGTTGACCTGTGGTAAGACCTCTGTAGGTAAGCTGGTACTTGCTGTAGAGGTTCTGACGGGTGCCGCCATAAACTCTAGCAGAGCCAAGGTAGAAGACCTGTGAGACAGGGGCGCTCATAGGTTGAACGCTAACGAGGTTGTTAGCGATTAGTTCGGGGAATACCCGACGAACGAGAGGGAATGCAAACTTCTGGAAAGTACCAATGCTACCAACAGTAGTGGTGCCAGGACCGTAAGCGGCTTCATCAACGCGCTCATTCTGTGCTGACTTGAGTTGGTTTTCCAGTAGTTGTGCAGTTACTCTCTTGGTATAATCATTTTCGATGCCGTCAACTGCGGGACCCCACTTCTGTACGAGGTCGTCACTAGCACCCATTTCCATAATATCCATAATAACTACAACTCCTTAAAGTTATAAGCTCATCGCATAAGCTTGAGCATTTCTTCGGTTAAGAACTGATTCCCTATACTTTCCAGTTGTTCATCCTCAACCTCTTCATCCACATTGTTAGTAATAACTACGGCTTGCTCGGTGGACTCGAACAGCATAGCTTCCTTTTCCTCTGATAGAGAATGAACGCTCTCATTCAGTGACTCGATTTCTCTTTCACGCTTTGAGACCTTCGACTCTAACAGTTGGATTGTTTTAGCAAGACGATCTTGCTCTTTTAGTGATTCAGAAAGCTCACGGGCAAGTAATTCATTATCACCTTGTAGCTCGCTGGCCTCTGACAATCTCTTCTCGCTCTCAGCATCAATGTACTCAGGACGATACTCGACTGACATGTAGCCCATTAGCTCACGGAATCTTTGTGCATCACGATAAACATCATTGGACTCATGAAGCTCCTCAAGGGCTGCTTCCTGAATCTGCTGACGCTTCATGGATAAGTAGGCGAAAACCTTGTCGGTAAGTTCACTAACTTCTTCCTGTACTCTTTGCTCAATTAGATCTGACATAACACCAGCGATTTCAACTACCGTCTCCTCGGTGATGCCCTCAGGAAGTAACTGAGCGATATCTTCTATTTTGTTTTTATCCATGATTGTGCTCCAATCTATTGTTATCTATACATCTATTATAGATGTCGTTGTTTTTTACTATTTTTTTGATAGGTTTGATCCTGGCTTTTTAGCAGCCAGCTTATCAGGTTTCATGAAAGAATCTTGTTTGAGTCCACTCTTTCTGAGCATACCCTCGCCTTCCTTTCTTCCAAGCTTCTTCTGTGCCTGAGTATCCTCAGCAGACCCCATACCTTTCGCTAAACGGACTGCGGCTGCGACTCTAGCTAATCTGCGAACTCCGCGAGAACCTTCTTTTATAATGTTCTCTACGCGAGGGAATAGTTTAGAAGTTTCTTCTTTCTCTTCCTTTCTAAGCATCTTGAAGTCCTGTCCGTCAA